GCAAGTAACCGAAGATGTTGACGAGGTTGACAGTACAGGTCAACAAGTCAAGACAGCCATGACGCTTGATGGCGCTATGGGTGAGGAAGTCGAGCCACAAGAGGAAATTGAGTACGAGTGTGCGCCTACCGATTACGTTCATTGGAAAGACTTTGGACATTCGGTTGCCCGTACATGGGAGGAAGTCACTCAAGTTTGGCGCTGGGTGTACATGACGAAAGACAGTCTGATCGAACGCTTTGGCGAGGAAACGGCTAAATCAATCCCGCTAGATGCAGGGCCGGAAACCAATAAGCAGTATTCGACACAATCCAAAGACTTCACACGGGCTAAGATTTGCGAACTATGGGACAAAGAAAGCGGCAAGGTGTACTGGATCAGCAAGAGTTGCCCAAACATTCTTGACGAGCGTGAAGATCCGCTAGAGCTTGAGAACTTCTTCCCGTGTGCGAAACCTTTGTACGCCACGATGACAAGCGACACGCTTGTGCCTGTGCCAGACTTTGTGCTGTATCAAGACCAAGCGACAGACCTAGACATTTTGACAGATCGTATTGACGGGTTGGTTAAGGCATTGCGTGTTCGTGGGGTCTATGACGCATCACAACCCACATTGCAGCGTCTTTTGACTGAGGGCGATAACAACACATTGATTCCTGTTGATAAGTGGATGGCGTTCTCTGAAAAGGGTGGTTTGAAAGGGTCGATTGACCTGTTGCCAATTGATGTGATGGCGGCAACGCTCATGCAATGTTATCGAGCAATGAATGAAATCAAAACCCAAATCTATGAAATTACAGGTATTAGTGACATTATTCGGGGACAGGGACAAGCCTCTGAAACTGCAACGGCACAACAGATTAAGGGTCAGTATGCAGGACTGCGCTTGCGCTCGATGCAAGAAGATGTTGCCCTGTTTGCGAGTGAGCTATTCCAGTTAAAAGCACAGGTTATTTGCACTAAGTTTCAGCCTACAACGATCCTTATGTACGCTGCCGCACAAGGTATGCAACCGGCAGATCAGGCGCTAATCCCGCAGGCGTTGCAGCTAATCCAAGACAAGCCTCTACGCTCGTTCCGCATCCAAGTGGACTCGGACAGCCTGGTGCAGATTGACGAGAATCAAAACAAACGTGAGCGAGTTGAGTTCTTGCAAGCTATGGGTGGGTTCTTGACGCAAGCGTTGCCAATGGGTCAACAAGCGCCAGAATTAGTGCCTATGCTGATCGAATTGGTCAAATTTGGCGTTGGCGCATACAAGAAAGCCGCACCGATTGAGGGTACGATTGACCAGGCTATGCAACAGTTGCAAGAAAAACAGCAAATGATGGCGCAGCAGCCACCTCAGCCAAACCCTGAAGTTATGAAGATGCAGGCAGAGCAGCAATTTGAGCAAATGAAGATGCAAGCTCAAGCCCAAAACGAGCAGATGAAGATGCAGGCTACAGCGCAGGCTGAACAACTGAGGGCGCAAGCCGATATTCAAGTTGCTCAAGCCAAAGCACAGGCTGACGTTCAGATGGCACAAATGAAACTGCAAGCAGATGCCCAACTTGAGGCGCAAAAACAACAGTATATGCAGGCAATGGAACAAGCCAAGTTGCAAGCTGCTGAAGAACTAGAAAAGTGGAAAACTGAGCTAGAGTCTGCAACCAAGATTATGGTGGCTAGGATTGGGGCAAACCCAGGCTTAGACTTGCCGTTACTTGAGGCTCAAGAGGCTGCAAGCACCAAGATTGCCGCAGAACTGGGTGACAATGTGACGCAAGCCATGAACCGCATGGTGCAGATGCACGAAAACATGAACAATATGCATAACAACGCAATGGATAAAATTAACGGCGTGATAACTGTTATCGCAGCGCCTAAGAAGATTATCCGTGGCGCAGACGGGAGAGCCGCTGGGGTTGAGCTTGCATGAACGGGTATTGGGACACCGGAACGTGGGACGATGCCACTTGGGACTATGTACCCGTCCTAATTGACGTTGACACTCACGATGGCGTTGACCGCAAGAGAAAGGAAGAAGAACACCGCAGGGCAGAGGCAGCAAAGGCAAAAGCAAGGCGAGATGAGGTTATTGCGTTATTTGAGCAAATAGTAGAGGGTAAACCAAGGATTGCAAAGGAAATTGCAGAACCGTTTGTCATTGAGGCTACAGCCCAAGCGCCGGCGGTAATCAATTACGATGCGATGTTGGCTGATTTGGATCGGGTAAACCGGATTTACAACGAACACATAGAAATGGATGATGAGGACGTTATAGCTCTGTTATGAAAAAAACTTACATATACGTTAATGGCGAACTGGTTGAGAAAGGCTCAAAAGAGCATTACGAGAGCCTCGGCCCAATGGTCATGCCAGACATTCAACCCTACAAATCAATGATTGACGGGTCAATGATTACGAGCCGGTCAATACATCGGGAACACTTGCGTCAACATAATTGCTTTGAAGTGGGCAATGAGAAGATGGAAACCAAGTTGCCACCACCAAAAGATACACGCAGGGAAGTCATGCGGCAGCAGCTGGCGAACATGACGCACAAACAGGCAAATCAAGTTCTTTCACAACTACGCCGTAAATTTACCTAAAGGGGTATGCAATTGGAAAATACTGAACAGCCAGATCGTCGAGAATTACTGTCACAGCAGTTCGATGAGGTTCAGAATGAAGCACCAGTCGAGGCAGTAAGGACGCAGGAACAACCCAATCTTGAGCCACCGGCAGAGCCACCAGTTTGGGAACGCCCACCAGCATCGTGGAAGAAGGACTATCACGAAGCCTGGACAACCGCTGATCCAAAGCTAAAAGAATACGCTTGGAAGCGTGAAGAAGAAATGAGAGCAGGGGTTCAGCCTTTGCTTACTAAAGCTCAATATGCTGACCAAATGCAGCAGGCCATTGAGCCGTACATGAACAACATCCGTGGTTTAGGCATTGAAGCACCACAAGCGGTCAAAGCCTTGATGGAGGCTGATAACGTCTTACGCCACGGATCGCCACAGCAGAAACAAGCATATTTTGCCCAATTAGCTCAACAGTACGGCATCAACATGAGCGATGTGCAGATTCAGCCTACTGATCCCAATTTTTACGCCATTCAAAACGAGCTTGCACAAGTTCGTGGCGAGGTGTTAAATTGGAAGCAAGCGCAGGAAAATGCACAGAATGAAGCACTTTTGAGCGAAATTAACCAGTTTCAATCAAAAGCAGAGTATTTTGAGGAAGCACGTCCAACAATGATCCAACTGCTTAACAGCGGTGTGGCAAAGGACTTGGATGATGCGTACCAAAAGGCAATACGCCTAGATAACGACCTGTTTACAAAACATCAGCAAGCCTCACAGGGTCAAGCAGATGCAGCGAAACGGGAAGCATCGAACAGAGCAGCGAAAGCAGCTAGGGCGGCAGCGGTCAGCGTTAAATCCTCAACACCAGGGGCGGCAACGAGTACCAAAGCGCAAGATAGGCGTTCATTATTGATGGAACAGTTTGACAATCTTAATGAGCGTTTTTGATAACCTAATCGGAGATTACTATGGCATTTGCCAATAGCTCGATCAGCGACATCATTGCGACTAACATTCAAAGCCGCACCGGTGAACTTGCTGACAACGTAACAAACAACAACGCTTTACTGCGCCGTTTGAAAGAACGTGGCAACGTAAAGACGTTTTCTGGCGGTAACGTGATTTTGCAAGAGATCATGTACAACGACACTGCAACTGACAACACTAACTCATATTCAGGTTACGAAGTCCTGAACGTTAGTCAAAACAGCCCAATTTCTGCTGCCCAGTTCAGCATCACCCAGTACGCTGCTGCTATTTCGATCAGCGGGTTGGAAATGATTCAGAACAGCGGCAAAGAAGCGATTATCGACTTGCTAGATGGTCGTATGAGCGTGGCTGAAGCACAATTGGCTAACCGTATTTCGGGTGATATTTACCTAGACGGTACTGGTAACTCAGGCAAGAACATCACAGGCCTCGGCGCTGCTGTTCCTGACGCACCAAGCACCGGCACATACGGCGGCATCAATCGTGCATCGTTCTCGTTCTGGCGTTCGGCTAAGTTCTCAGGCGTGACTGATGGCGGTTCAGCTACTTCAGCATCAAACATCCAGTCGTACATGGATGCACTTGCTGTTCAACTGATTCGTGGAACTGACAAACCTGATCTGATCGTTTGCGACAACAACTATTACAAGCTGTATTTGCAATCGTTGCAGTCAATTCAACGTATCTCCGACGGCGGTAATTCGGCAGTTGGCGCAGGCTTTGCATCGTTGAAATACTACGGCGCTGGTATGGCATCAGACGTGATCTTGGACGGTGGTATCGGTAACGATGCAACTGCCAATCATATGTGGTTCTTGAACACCAAATACATGATGTTCCGTCCACACGCTGATCGTAATTTCGTGCCAATCGGCGGCGAACGTCAAGCTGTTAACCAAGACGCTATCGTCAAGCTCATCGGTTTTGCCGGCAACCTCACATCTTCAGGCCCGCAATTCTGCGGCGTTCTGATCGCTTAAAGGAAACCATCATGGCATATACATTTGACGAACCTCGGATCGGGGTTTTAAATATCGATCAAACGGACTCCGGTGTTACAACCGCAGGCGGCACGACTATTCCTACGCCCCCAGCTGTTCTCGGCACTATTGTTCGTGCATTTGATCCAACCTACGGCGAGGGTGAGTTCATCCTGTTGTTAGGCGTGGCATCAACTGTTGTTGGTTCTGTTGTGCGCTACAACGCTACAACTTACCAAACAACTTTGGTTGTCAACACCGCCGTTCAAGACGTGCCAGTTGCAGTCGCTATGGCGGCTACTACTGCGGGTCTGTACGGTTGGTATCAGATCGCTGGTAATGCAGTCATCAAGAAAACTGCTGTGACTGTTGCACCTAACGTCACTCTGTTCTTGTCGGCTACAGCCGGTCGTGTAAAAGTCTTGGCATCTGCCGGTTTGCAAGTTGTTGCTGCTCGTTCAGCCAACCTGACTACCGTCACTTCTACGACTTCAACCATTACCGTGACAATCAACCGTCCACATCTCCAGTCACAGATCACCTAAATGATTGAAGCTGTACTTGATGTTGTAGGGAACACAGAGCCTGACGTTTTGTTGGGCAATGTGCAGCGATCCGTAAAAAGGTCGCTGCCTTGGTTTGATTTTGACGAGTCACCCCAAGGCAGCGTCTGTCTTGTTGGTGGTGGGCCAAGTCTGGTTGACACGATTGACCAGTTGAAAGCCCGTCATCAAAACGGCGCAAAAGTATGGGCAATGAACGGTTCTTACGATCATTTGCAAAGCCAAGGCATCGTACCTGACGTAATGGTGATGCTTGACGCTCGACCAGAGAATGTGAGATTTGTTCAGAATCCACAGCAATCGACTACGTTTTACATCACTAGCCAATGCGACGATGCAGTATTTGATGCGTTGGAAGGTTACAAAGTGGTGCTAGTTCACGTCAATACGCCTGGCGTTTATGAGTTGCTTGAGCATGAAAAGGCTCGACCAGTTCATTTGATGGGCGGGTTTACAACTGTTGGCATCTTGTCGTTGATATTGGCTAAGTTGCAAGGGTTTCATCGCATCTTTATGTTTGGCATTGATTCAAGCTACCGAAATGGCGAACACCATGCGTACAAACAAGAAAGTAATGACGCAGAACGTGTAATTGACGCTATGATTAACGATGTGACGTACAAGTGTGCGCCGTGGATGGCACAACAGGTAACAGATTTTCAGAATGTCGTAGCAGGCTTTGGTGATGTTACGATTGAAGTATGTGGCGATGGACTTTTGCACGAAATGGCAAAAGCGATGAGTAACTAAACTTTAAGGATTATCATGGCATTTCCATCAAGAATTATGGGCGCAGGCAATTCATCGTTAACTGCACAAGTAATCTGTGGCGAAGGCGCTGTCGGCCTAGTCGCACTTGGCACAACCGCAGCAGATGCTTTGCAGCTAAACGTGTCAAACAACACGATCACAACTTCAGCAGCATCGACTGGCGTTAAGTTGCCACCATGCGAAGTTGGCGCAGAGATGATTATTCGTAATGATTCGGGTCAGACAATTACCGTCTATCCTTTCAATACAAGTACTACAATGAACGCAGCTGCGTCAAGTGTTACGCTTGCAACGGCTAAAACGATGTTGGTAAAAGCAACTTCCGCAACTACATGGGTAACATTAACAGGGGCTTAAATTGGCTTTAGACAGCGATATTCACAGCGCAGACAACCATTTGCACGTTGAATTTTACGTTTACGACAAAGAACCGTATAAAGAAAAGCCGTTTGTTAGAATTACAGTACCAGGCGATAAGACAAACATTGTTGACCAACCCGTTCGGGAAGATCACAAAAGACGTTTTCCACGCCAATGGTTGCACTTTCAGATGCAAAACAATAACGCAGAAGTTATTGGTGTGCCTCTGAG